GCCGATCTGGCTTTAACCTCCATGTCGAAAGGAACATGGGTTATATCTTTTCCAGCCCCTCGACCAATATCCGCATGAGCCCACCAAGTCGATAGGTACTCGGCGACTACACGTTCAGTCGAGAATCCTCGGTACTTACGGCTTTGTGAGGCCATTGACCGCATGACACTTAGAACATGACCAAGACTTATTCTTGAGATTAACCTTAATGTCTAAATAAGGAATAGCCTCATTACATAAGCAACATCTAGTCGTAAAAGTAAACTCTTCTAAGATAGCAATGACCTCTTTAGATCGATGTATCTCATCTTCTGTTGGAAATGACTCCCATTCCCCGTCTTGGTTCATAAACTGTAGCGATCCCATTATGCTCTCGCCTTCTGGCGTTGCCATGCGCCCTCTTTGTTGATCTCATACCAGATAACATCCTCACCCTTAGCACATCGAGTAAGTTCGCCTGTAACTGCTCCTGAGCATTTGAAGTGACCCCAGACCTTACCGGCACCGCTCTGTCCAGTACGCCACATCATGTCGCCATGAGGGCAACGTGGAATATCCTTCTCGGTCTGGCCTCCAATAATCTCTTTCACCGTCGCAACCGCTTCCCCCATTGTGGGCGGCATAGTCGCTCCCTTGGTAGTCCATGGATCGTCCTCCTTAACTACTGGAATGTATTCGCCAGAAGTACTAGCCATCTTAGCCTTTACTTCATCGATGGTAGCCTTTACTTCTGTGGCTTTATTAACCTTGCTCATCTCTTCACGCGACGCTCTCTTGCCCTTCGTTGCATAGCCTGCATTAGCCAGAGCACGGCCAATCGCACTCGTCTCGCAATTCTCGAGAGCGGAAGTAGCATTAACTCCGCGACCTTGTACCGTTTCTTCAGCGAGCCCAGTAGTCCAAGGCCGAGAATCAGCCTCAGTTCTAAAGATACTAGCCATAACGATAAAACGACCAGAGGTCTGATCAAGAAGTTGAGTATGTATCTGTCCATCGGGTTGATCCTTCCAGAATTTAATTAGGCGTTCTTCAACTGTTTCGTAATCTTCAAGATTAAACATATAACTCGTTCTCCTCTGTGTGTAATTGTCCGGCTATTGCCATGTATGCGGCTCCGTCGATATAATTATCGACTTTACCAGTTTCCATCGATCGAGCGACTTTGACCAATGCAAGACATGTCGCGACTTGATAATCTGTGACTGGCATTTCGAGGAATGCACTCCAGAGTCGTGCCGTTCGGGACATATTGTCCGACGGGTGTCCATAGTCCATACCGCGATCTTGAATGATTGCTCTTGCTTCTGTAAGGAACTCACCTGCGTTCACACTCTCACCTTATCCTTGGATTCGTAGTAATCTCTGACGGCTTTACGGCCTTTGAGATAACCTACACGAATTCCTACCGATCGACCAAAATGAAACCATAGCGCCGAGATAGTAATAATCGCTATAACGTCTTGCGTAACTGTGTCGAACATCTTGCCTCCCTTGTTGTTGTTAGGGCAAGATTACATCTGGCTAGGCTAAAGACCTATAGAGTTTTGATAACGAAACGGTAACGATTCTGCCTCGTCTATATGGTCATCAATCGACCTTTCTAAGTCGTTATCTAGGTCGTCCATAGCGCTTACCGGCAACGACGAAAGTACCGTCCTTCTCGATGTAGATCAGATCGACCTGAACGTTTTTGCCATCGACGTACATAATTGCAAAGGCTTGTTGCCAGTTAGCCGATCCCTTGGTATATGAGGCCTTGCTAAAGTCCATGAGATTCCCTACCTCGACTCCATGCAGAACACGCCCTATACGCCCTCCAGAGGCCTCTGAGAAGGACGAACGCCCCGCTCTGTGGGTATGACCTGAGATAACGCTCTTACCGTGCCTACGAGCCGCTTCTAGGGCTGATAAGCCCCCCTGTGACTTAATAGGGGTATGATCGCCGTGAACTGCTATCCAGCCGGGGGCGATATTGTATGGCTTCTTATGGAAGGTTATCCCTAACTCATCAAGCCGCATAAACTTCTCGAACCTAAGTTCTGGCAATGATAGGAATGAAGGAATCTTCCTCATAATCTGGGTATAGAGACGGTCTGTGTGATTAGACCTGATCATCTGGGTTACTTGGAGATCGTAAAGTACCTGAATAGTTTCTTCGCGATCATCTCCCAAAGTCTGTTCATAGGCTTCTGGCGTTCCTTCGCTGAACTTGCTGATCGTGTTAAAATCAATTTCATCGCCAATCGTGACTACTTCGTGCGGCTTAAACTTACTGATAAAACTGGCTAAATTCTTGACTGCGTGTCTATCGTGGAACGGAACCTGTAAATCGCTAACGATTACAATTCGCTTCATTTAATCCTCGTCGTCGTCCTCATAGGGTATGCGATCCACGCGATTCGGGATCGATGGCAAAATCCAATCAGGGTAAGCATCTCGATCAGAGATAATTGATAGACAGATGTCAATAGCAAAACCTGCCCTGCGTAGCGCCCGATACATCTCATGCAGACTAATAGCCCACGCGTCTAACTGTGAATAAGTATCGAGATCGATAACCTTCTTTTTTGCCATGTTTAAAATTATCGCTCGAGAAGAATGTTATAAATCTCATCGACACGCGAGTTAAGGCGTTTAATTTCAGACAATAAATGGGTGATCACATACCCGGCAAGGCCACCAATCACGGCAAGGCTTGCGAAATAAAGAGTAAAGAAGTTTTCTTGTGTCATTTTTTCTTCTCGACTGTATCGACTGCCGCTTCTAATGCATCTGCGACGATATCTCCTACGGCCTTCTTGGCTCGGTATGACTTAATCGCTTGTCGGATTACTGGAATCGCGATCAGTCCTAAAGTTGCGTAGATGATTGCTTCCATTTACTTGCCTCCTAGTAGCGGTATATTAAAGAACGAACTATCCGTGTCGCCCTTTGTAGTGAAAGAGATATGGCAATGAGCGTTATGCGGATTGCTTCCAGAATACTTACGCCAGCGCCAGCCCATGCGAGACGATGCAATTCGACCGGCAAAGATGATGTAAGAGATTCGTTTCTCTCCTGCCTTAGCCGCGAGTCGAAGTTGATCAGCAATATCGGGCATGAGGTCGGGCTTGCCTGACTTATGTACATCTCGATCGACATCGATGGCTCTAACCACCCCAGTCTTTGGATCAGGGTTATGGTCACTAGGACGCGCTGAATGACGGAGATCGCCGATCCAGCCATCGGAACGCCTATCGCGATCTGGGAAGGTGTCATCGAACTGCTCGCGCAGTTGTTGCCCAGCCTTGCATAGAACTGGTTTCATCCGAGCAATAGTTTTGCTTCGTCGGATGTAATACCCAAGCGTCCTAATAGCGCTTCCTTAGCCGCTACCTTTTCTGCTTCTGCTTTCGCGTTTAATTCCTGTGCATAAGCGGCCTCAGCCCATTGATCGATGACCGCGTCATAATCTGCGCCGGTAAGTTCCTCATAGCCTGTTTCTTCGCTACCTGTTTTGAGGGTTGGATGCTTTGCCTTGAGGTCTGACTTGATTTTTGCTAGTGTCATTATGCTGCCGCCAATCCGTAAATCGCTACTGTGCCTGTGATGTTACTTGAACCAGATTTAAGCAAGAATCCGTCAAAAGTAGTTCCGATTCTTGTTCCGCCCGAAGTGTTAATTGCCGCATACGAACCATTATAAAGTACGCCGGTAACTGTATTTCGTGTTAAATTACCAACGCCAGTAAAAGTAAATGTACCACTTGTAAGGTAAGTATTATTGCCCGTGTTATTTGCAAGAATTATGTGAGTTCCGCTGTTTGTTTCAACATTTCCTCCACTAGCCGAAACTGCGTCGCGGTGTGATATTGAATCGTAGGTGGTCGTCGTAGTGACACCGCTTGCTCTAAATTGTAAATGAAGTTGGTCTGCTTGCGTAGCAGCATAAATTTCTTCAATGACCATCACATAAGATTTGTATGTCGATGTAAATACGCCGTCGAAAGTAGTTCCTGTGTTAGCGACGTTAGAAAAGGTAGATCGTTGAATAAAGGTTAAACCGCTTGCCGGTGCGGCTGGGGTTGCCCATTTGAGGCCCGTGCTTGTCGCTGAGTCTGCTGTCAAGACCTGACCATTTGTACCGACTGCTAGACGTGCTGGCGTATCTGCGGCAGTAGCGCTAATAAGATCGCCCTTCGCGTCCAGAATTGTCAAAGGATCGACTGCGACCCATGAGAAATCTAGATCAGCGCTTGAGGCTTTCGCCAAGACTTGACCAGTCGTACCGCCTTTAAGATCAATAAGAGCCGTGTCGATATCCTGACCGAGTGCGGCTATAGCGGTGGCGCCATCCTTCACCAAGTCCGTGGACTGGGGTATATCCCATCCAAAGTTCGTAGTTGTTGTTGCCATTACGCTACTGCTCCAATCGCTGTTAGCCATGTGAGGGCTGGGTTAAGTGTGTTCCATGTTTCCGCCGCGTTTACTTGCTCCCATTTTACCGCAATTTGGCTGAAGTTTATAGGAGATGCGTTGAATGTTACCGTGAGATTGTTAAGGGTAGCCCTGAACGTCCAACCTTCGATATAGCCTTGAAATGATCCGCCCGTGATGTTAGGCGGTAGATTCTGAATCCAGACTGGCCGACCTAGGAATATGTTAATTAGAGCATCTCTATCTGAATCATCAATCTCAGGGTTGCCAAGAACGAAAGTAATATTCTGAAACTTGGGATAAGGAAAGGCTCGAAGGGCGATATATCGATCGGCTAAGTCCTCCGCGTCTACGGTTTTTTTAATGAGAGAAAGATAAGACTCAGCGTAAACGCCATAAAGACTTTGACTCTCTGCATCTGTTGCCGTGTAAGACTGATTGCCATTATTGTCGTAAGTGATAGTAAAGGAGTTACGAAGATCGCCAGAACGAGTAGTAGCCGATAACCCTATTCCGTTCGCATGATTAGCGTCTAAAATAGTATAACCATTGTTGGCTAAATAGTCTTGGCGATGTGTTGAATCGGCATAACTTATATTGCCGTTAGCGTCCTCATATAGAACTCCGAAGGCTGAAGTAGCGATAGCCGTGCAAAGTGAGTAAAGGTCTGTGTCGCTAGATGAACGCGATATGAGTTCGTAGTTGCCGGGCTGATCAATCTCACCTAATCCCAAGTTGGCTGCATTAGCCCAAGTTTCGGTCGGGTTATAATTTGCCCACGTCAAGGCCGGGGATACGTCATTCCATGATCCTAGAAGATAACCAGAGAGAAGTGAGTAAATCTGATCTCCGTCGAAATCTTGGGAAAGAATACCCTCATCGATTGTTTTAGGTAACTTAGATAATGCGCCAAGCGCGGTAATCGTTGCTAGTGTTGTGTAGCCTAGTTGCCCCGTGCTATTGACGGTAATAGTAAAATCAGAGATAAGGCCACCAAAGATAGGGATATAAGCCCCTACGGAATCAGTTACCTCAACCGTTAAGCCTGAGCCCACGGTAAAGTCGTATGCCGAATTATCTAGATTGAGAAGTTGCAATTGGCAATACCCGGCGACGGGTTGCTGATAGATATCAGTTCGCCCTGAAGTAACCGTTAAGTCTGCGATAGTTACTTCGGTAAGTTCCTCACCGTTTATAAGTACTTTAAAATCGGGCGTATATGCGCTCATCCAAAGGCCGCGCTTCCAAGCGTTCCTCTGGCCTGTGAATCATTAAGTATGCGAACGATCTGTCGAGCGGTTGATTCGCTATCGATTGCACCATTTACCGTTAGGTTAATAACTGTGCCCTGATTGCCTAAACGATTGTTAGGGATGATGGTGCCGTTGGTGTTAGGCATAAATAACTCAGGGCCACGTTCTCCGACCATGTAGGTAGTTCCCGCATTAACTGGGCCACCTGTAGCCCTACCTCCGCCGAATAACTGTTGCAAGCCGAAACCTGCAACGCCTGTTGATCCTAATGCGATTGGATTTTCGTCAATAAATTTAACCAGTCTTTTAATGGCGTTATACGCGTTATTGACTGTGCTTACCAGCGTTGCAAAATTATCAATAATAATACTAAGTGCCGTACCCAAGGCTTCGAATGCGAATTTAAGTTGCGTGCCTATTACTGGGGCTAAATAATCGCGCACGAAGGCGGCGACGCTCTTAAACAACGCAACAAGCGGTTTTAACTTTTCTTCATTCTCGACAAGTTTCGTAGTTACCTTTTCAAAGGCTGATCTAAGCCCATCGATTACTGGAGTCAAAAATGCTGAGATCGCTGGAATGACAAACTCGGTAATAAATGCCCACATGGATCTAAATGTAGGAACTACGTAATCGCGAATATAATCCGTAAGGGCTGTGAATACTGGCGTTAATTTCGGCCCTAGTTCTTCTGCTAACTTCTGAACCGCCGGTATAACTTCATTAACAAAATTTGTAACCATGGGAGTAATAGCATCTAATACAAATGCTCCGACGGTTTCTTTACCTTCTGCGAATGCCACGTTAAGCCGTTGCATCTTGCCTTGGAATGTATCGGCTTGCTCTGAGGCTTGACCGCCAAAGGTTTCAGCAAGTTTTGCCGTGATCTCTTCCATCGACATTGTCTTGAGTTCAGCGGCAGTAAGACCTACGCCCAGTTTTACCAATGACGCGGTGTTGCCCTCTTGGGCCTTTGACATTGCGTTAGTAACGGCTTCGAGCGACTTGCCACTACCGGCCGCCACGTCAAGCGCGGTAGCCTGTAGTTGAAGTGCCTTATCTGCGTCGCCTGTGGCGCGTAAGAATCTCTCAAAACTTGGACGTAACTCATCGTCTGTTACGCCAGTTAAAAGGGAAGTCTTAAGTATCTGTGACTCGACGGCTGCAATTTGTTTCTCTGTAGCGCCGGTGACGTTGCTTAAGGTTTTTGCTAACTTGGCTTGGGCGGCTTCATCCTCGATCGCCGCCTTTACTCCATCGACTAGTAACTTGCCGGCGTAAGCGGCTGCGGCGGCTCCTGCGGCTGCGAATGCTAAGGCAGCCTTTTTACCGAACGCTCCGACTTTATCGCCAAAACCTTTTACGTCGTTATCAGCCTTGTTAAGATTTTTTGTAAAACTATCAACGTCTGCAAGGAGTTTAAGTGTTAAGGCTCTGGATGTCGATGCCATTATGTCCACTCCTTTAGAATCTTATCGAATGAGGCAGTCCATTTAGCGACTATCTCAGGTTGAATCCTGCGTAACGTTGGATAAATAAACCAGCCTTTAGAGCCTCGACCTTCACGGCCAGACCAGACTGGGAACTGCTTAAACTTATTGGAACCGAACTCGGAACCGCCCCAGATATCCTTGGTGGTTGCTCCGCCTGAGAACTTCTGAGATGCGAACCCATAAGTAATCTCACCGATTTTAGATGACTTTTTAACACGGGCTCCACTAGCAATACGTCCTGCTACTGCTCGACTTGGCCGAGAGTTAGCCGTCTGGATAATCTCTGATCGAGCGAATTCCGCCAGCGCTCCCGACTGGCGTTTCGCTTCATCTTTTGCTTCATCAGTCATACCTTTAAGCGCCTTGAATACCTTACGGAGTTCTGTCTGGTCTAGTGCTACTGGATCACTTGCCACGATTACGCTCCTCTAATATTTCAATAGCGGTTAAGATATCTTCACCTGTTCGCCAATGATCCATAGGGATCTGAGTAGCGATTGCCAATTCTATTAAGAGTCGGCTTACGCTTCCTCTTGGATGACTTTTGGGTTTTCGTCACCGACTTCAACGTCTGTGATCGATTCCATCCATACATCCAAAGGCTTAACTGTTTTACCCCCGGCGTCTCTTTTCATAGCGCTATGGGTTACGAATAAGATGTCCCACATTCCGCCGAACTGAGAGATAACCTTTTTTGTGGTTAATTCCCATTTGGCGTAATCTGGCGGGCGAACTTGGTAGATAGTTTCTGTTCCGTCGTTATATTTAATTGTTATGTTCTGTT